GTCAAAAGTACCGGTAAATGGTTTAGCAATAAAGATTTTATCATTTAGTTTTGCTAAAACATCATTTACATATTTTAATCTATTTTCCAAAATAACTTCATTACGTAAGTCTTTTCCGTTAGAACATAAACAATCAAATCCCATGAACAAATATCTTTTCTTAGCTATCAAATGAATTAACTCGCCTTCAATAACTGTTCCATTGTAACCCTTAATTTTTTTCTCTAATTTCTTAACATGTAAGTTATTAGAAATCAAATAAACACTTTCATCATTAACAAATAATTGATATTTTTCTCCATCGGCTTTATCTGTAACACTATATTTGTTTGGAATTTTATCTACCACATGAGTAACCTCTGCCGAAATAGGTTGCATTGAATATAAATTAGTAGATGATTCAGAACTTAATCCATATACTATTTTCTTATAATTATCAAGCACCATTTTCGTTTCTTCCTTACTAATTAATTCATTGGTTCCATCTAGTACTTTCTTTAATATTTCCATTTCTGATAATATCATATTAAAAGATTTTTCAGAAGGTTTATCAGACATATAATCAATTTCTAATTCATAAGTTTTATTAACTGTTTGTAAATCATTTGGATTACTTGCAGATTTAATTACAGTTAAATCTATTCTGATTTTTTCCTTTTCCTCATCTAATAAAAATAAACTTATTCTTTGTTTATATCTGTAAAATATCTTATCACAATCAGTAATTGGAATATTAGTTAATTCTTTTAACTTATTTTCCTTCAAAGGCTCCTCTGTAGACTTTCTAATTCTTATATCATAAGAGTCCAAATCAATAACATTTTTACTATCTTTTATTTTATTAATAAATTTAACATTTTCGTCTTTCAAAAATTGAGTTACTAAAATAGAAAATATAATGTGATTTCTTCTAGTGTGAACTAGATTTAAGATTTGATTAATCATAGTATTACCATTCACAGTAATTCTGTAAACACTTAGATTATCATAATTATAACCGATATCTAAAGTAGTTTCATTTATTAATCTTAACCCATCTCTATCACTCCTGTAACGAATATATTTTAATGCATCCATAAATTTAATCAATGATAACTTATTATCAGATTTATAATTATTGAAAATAATTTCAAATTCGTCATTCTCTGATAATTTGTTAAAAATATTTTTCACCTGCGTTAGTGTGTTTGTAGATAACATTATATTTATTAAGATTATATTTCCTTATAGTGAATTAATATATAATTCAATTTTTAATTCTAAATTTTTTTCTAAAAGAAATTAATGATTTCATATCAAGAATATATAAATTTGTTAAATCATAAAAATTTACATTTATTTGATTTTCAAAAGAGGATCAGTTATTTTAGATTAAAAAACTTATATAATAACCAAACAGGTGCTGGAGAAGAAAATTCCTCAAAAGACTTTAAAAAATTAGATACCCATAATCTTCAAAAGTTAGTAGTATTTTTAAACTATAATAATTTAAACTCTGCTAAAAATATTATAAATTTATTTTGTTAGTTTATGAATAATTATAAAGTTTATAATAATAATGGACATTTCTAATTATTATTATAAAATACTTGACCTAAATAATAATGCAACTAAACAAGATATAATTAATGCATATACAGCAAAAATTAAAAAATATTCAGGCTTACCTTTTTTAGATGTAAATCAAGAAGCAGAAGTAAAAGAATTAAAGAAAGCTCACGCTGTATTAACTAACACCGAATTAAGAAATATTTATGATACTTATAATTTAAGCAAAACTAAAGAATCAAATGAAACTAAATATTCTAAAAGATCTAAATTGGATACGGAATTATTAAGCAATAGAATTTTTCAAATGGCCGGAATAAGTAATCCTCCTCAAAAGAATTATGATATTGATAGAACATTCTTTTCATCTAATTCTTTTGATAATAATTATGAATCATTATGAAAAATTTCAAATTCTAAATCTGGATTTTCTGATAAACTTTTATTGACTGATTGTAATCTTTTTTCAATTGGATTACCCTTAAACTTTCTAGAATGGATTTGTATTTTTTTTTCAATAGACATTGCTCTACTTTTATCTAAACCAATTTTACTTTTAATCCATCCATAAAAACTCCAAGTTCCTTCTCCTCTTTTTGCAGTAGTATATTTAGCACCACCAACTAATTCACCATTGTGTTGTCTGAGTCTTCTAGTTGGATTATTAGTCATTCCAACATAAGTGCAAGTGTTACAGTTATTAAATAAAATGTAAATAATATAATCATTTGACATAATTATATTATAATATATATTAGTTTTTAAATTAAAAAAATTATTGAGAAGAGTAGATCTTGTTTCCGTTATCTGGCTTCTTCTTGTCGTTACGGAATGGGTAGAAAGTCAAGTTGAGATTTCCGACTGTGCAGTTCTTGATATCACTGGACTCGTCCAAAATCTTATCCATAGCCTTCTTAGTGTCAACAGTTAGCTTGGCACAACCGATGTACTTATCTTGCTTGCGATACAACTTGAAAAAAGGAACATTACCGTTAATCTTCTCCTTTACATAACCGGTAATCTTATCCTTGCACTCTTGGTAATCGCTAGAATCAGTCAATCCAGAAACCTTTACAAAGAGGTTGTAAAATCCGTATTTCTCCAACAACTTATTATTTAGCTTCAAAGTATCAAAAGCATTCTTTGCATTCTCGAGATTATCAAACTCAAGAAAATAACCATTGCTCTTGTTCTTGTTGGCTTGAGTCAGTCCTTTCAAATTCTTAAAAACAGACTCATTAATTGAAGAGTTATCAGCTGGGGACAATATAATAGTCAAACTGGGCTTCTTCTCGTCCTCTGGTACAACTGCAGGTGCAGTTGCAGGTGCGACATTCTTAACTTCAACATTGACGTTTTCAACCTCAATCGTCTTTGGCTTATCAGTATTCTTTTCAGTATTCTTCTTTGGGGGCATTAAAATATATAATCTTGTAGTCTTTAAATAAATATTTAATCAATTTTTCCCAGTTTAAAGTATCAATTACTAATTTCTCTTCCAAATCTATTTAATAACTCCCCTAAACACTTATACTTATTCAAGTTAAAACTCTTAAAGTCACTCAACTCATTATTTTTAGAATGGTATATTTTATTATTATCATACAAGTGTTTATAAGCTACATATTTGAAACAAATTTCAAAAAATTCTCGAAAGTAGGTTATCTTTAATAGATTATTAATTTCTTTATCAACTAACGTTAACATATAATAATTATAAATTTCATTTAATATATAAGCTTTCTCTTCATTTTTAATAAAAGATATATTATTAGAATAGACTAGATTCTTTACTTTATTAATCTCGTGATCAGGTAATCTTTTGTATTGAAAGACTAGTTTAGTGATTTCTGGTATAACTTTGGTATATACTTTTGATTTATTTAAGAATTTTCTAATTAATTCAGGTAAAAACAAAACATCGTATAACGAATATCTTAACACATCATTAGACATTTTATGTATGTCAATAGTAATTAAATAAATAGGACCAGTTTTTTCTTCAATAGATTCTAAATCTTTAAACTTTTGAGCAGTAATAATTTTATATTCTTCTAATAAATAATAAATAGAACATTTAACAATATTGCTATTTGTTTCAATATGTCCATATTCACATAAATATTTAGTATCTAATAAATTAGAACAAAAGTTTTCTATATTCTCTTTTGTTTTTAACACTTGGTCAAACAAATAAGGAATATCTAAAGATTCTCCACCGTGTAAAATTTTTATAATATATTTATCAGTTAATAATTTTATTAATACATTAGTTTGTTCTTTACTTAATTCAGGAGGATAAAATACAAAGATTTGTCCAGTGTTATTATTATCTATTTCTAAATTAATTTGAAATAAAGCAACATCTCTTTCTTTTTTTCTTACACGATTAAATTCAAAATCGCAGCCAATATAATGTCTAACATTAGTATTTTTATTTTGATTATTTATAAAGTTATTAAAGAAAGTAATCATTATTTTTATCTTTTCTGAATTATCACAGGATAAAATATTATAAGTTTTATTATTTAAACCTGGATAGAATTCATCTTTACCATAAAGTATCATTTACTATAGACCAGAAAATAGTTCAATCATTTCATTTCGAATAGTATTTAAATTATCCCTATTCAACTTTGCTTTCTTAAGCATCTCCTCTATTGTTGCACTTTTTTGCTTGGATTGTCCTAAAATATTTATATCACCAGAATATTTAGTAATTTTATTATCTATTTTTGTTAACCACTTTCCCGTGGTTTCAATAATTTCATCTTTCTTCATCTTAAAATGTGTTTTAATAACCTCTTCCATTGTTTCAGGAGGATTCTTAATCATATCAACGATTCCCCACCTAATAGATTCTGGATAAAGATGCTCATTATAATCTTGACTATTTCTTATTCCATCTGGAGTATGTCTAGACTTTTCATAGCCAGGTTCATTAAAATATGGTTCATCCATTCCTAAAATTTGTGCTTGAACCGAACAAATCACTTGATACATTGTAGAGAGTAAAGGATTCCAAGATTCAGATTCATCACCACTCCAAGTTCCCAAAGCAGACAAACAAACCTTACCCTCCTTATATAAATTAGGATTAAACCTAACTGTATCCTTTCCAGTAGTATGAAGCAGTACCTTTGGATATGTGTTTGGATAATTTTCAGGATAGGACGCGTGAAATTCCATTATCATATTTTCGTAAGGAGTATCTTTTGGTCCAGTAATCCAAAAACTAAAAAGATTCAAATTCTTTTGAGAAATTCGAACAAATATAGTTGACCCCCAATTTACCGGTAAATTCTTTCTAAAGTTTGTAATCTCTAGCATTACCTTCTTAGTTGCCGTAGGATTTAATTTAATATTAAGTTCATTTAAATATCGGTGATGCTTTGGAATTTCAAAGGTTCCAAATTGTTTTGTCTTCATAAACTCTTCATATTCCTTTTGAATACTATCAGAAATAACTATAGTCTTAAGAAGAGTATTTATAGTTTTGCTCTTATAACTTTCAGCAACTGATATAATTTTAGATTGAAGCTCAGTTGAACTGTCTGCTATCTTCAAAGTTTTTATAAATCCTAATTCATCAACAATACTAGTAAAAGCACCACTAATATTATTAATAAAATTCTGAAGTTTATCAGTTAATGCAAACGTAATTATGCATTCTAGCATTTTTAAAATTTCTTCATATAATTTTTCGTTCTTACCCAATTCCATCAAAGTTAAACCAGAAATTTGTCTAATTAAAAAGGAAGGTAAAATAGAATCGGAAATGGTATCAAAATTTGATTTAGTAGTAATTTTCTTACTAATAAAAGAGGGTAATATTGAATCTGTAATAGTGTTAAAAATAGATTTACTACTAATACTTTTATAAATACTTGATAATATATTTAATAGCTTTTCACTAATATTCTCTTGCTTTTTCAAAAGTTCAGCAACATTAATAGACTTTAGACCAGTGTGTCCATAACCTGTTCCTGCACTCCAATATTTACTATTGGAACCGTGTGTTAATTGTTTATTAACTTTTGGTAATTCAATCTTAATTAATTCTTCAGAATTAGCTTCATTAGTAAATAGAGCCAAACTATACAATAATGATTCTAAATTCAAGTCAGTACTTTCCTTTACAACAATATAATCTTGAATAATAGGTTCTAACTTATCAGCTAGCTCTGTAATAATCCATTCTAAACTAGTAGTTGGAATCCAGTTCTCGCTCTTCAAAATCTTCAGATTCATCAAACTAGATGCTAGTGGCAATGTTACAAAAGGCTTGATAAATTCAAATTTTGGAGGAATAAAAGGATACACCTTTGGTTCAATTGTAATTTTAATTTCAGTAGGAGTTTTAAGATTTAATTTCAAAGAAAGCTCATAAATATTATTATTGATTGGTTCAATATAATGTTTATACTTTGTATTTTCATTAATAGCTTTAATTTCATTCTTTACAATTTGAAAGATTTGATTAGTATTGAACAATAAATCTTTTGGAAACACTGACAAATCATAAACATTCTTCAACTCTCTGAACTTTTTAGAGTGATTCTCCAAATCATCGTAATTTAATAGCACCTTTGAAAAAGTATTTATCTTTTCATAAATATGCCATCTATCTGGTATAGATTTAATAGTTTTCTCTTCCTTATTCTTATAAGCAATCAGTTTATTAAAAATATAGTTTATACTTTTTATTTCTGTATTGAGAAATAATAAATTTAAATTAGGTGAGTCACAATAACAGAAAATATCCAGATCAGTTATTATCTTAACAGTATCTAAATCTATTAGATATTTATCTTCTTCGATTGATAAAGATTTTAACTTAAAATTGGAATTTTTGATTATCTCTCTTATTTCGTTTGCGTGATTAGAAATTTCCATTATTATATTAGTTAATAAATTAAGACAATAAAATACAATTTTTTTTAAATATACCAACTAATCCACTTATATAAATATCTTCAAAGGTTGATTTTGATACTCTATTTTCTAAATCAGATATATCACTTATGTAACAAGCTAATTTATAAGAATCAATAGATTTATATACATTTATGTCAGATAACAAATAAGCTATAATCTCTTTAACTACTAATGATAATGAATATCCATTAATTCTAATTAAGTTATCAAGTTTTTTAATTACAAAATTAAAATCAATACTATCATCTAATAAGTTTTCCAATAATTCTTTAACTTCTGTTAAAGAAGGAATTCCCGCTAATTTATAACAATTATTTAATGTTAAATGAGATGCCTGAAGCGCCAAAGACTGTAAAAAATTAATACTTTTTCTTAAATCGCCCTTTGATAATAAACTGATAATATTAAGCACCGTAGCTTCACAACTTAATTTTTCATTATCACATATATACTTTAATCTATTTTCAATATGAATAGAACTAATAGGACTAAATCTTAACATTTTACATCTGCTTCTGATAGCAGGAATAATTTTATTTTCATAATTACAAATTAAACAAAATCTAGTTGTTTCTGAATATTTCTCTATAATTCTTCTTAATGCAAATTGTGCATCAAAAGTCATTGAATCAGCTTCATCTAAAATAATTAGTTTAACTCCTTTACAAAACATATTTTTCTTTTCTGCAAAACATTTAATATCTTCTCTTACAGAATTAATTCCTCTATCATCTGATGCATCTAATTTCATTAACATTAAATTTTTTTGATTACCATAAAGTTCATTAGCTATAGCTAAAATTAAGGAAGTTTTTCCCGTTCCAGGAGTTCCGTGAAATAATAAATGCGGTAACGAACCTCCTTCTAACATTTTTTTTATGGTTTCAATATTTTGTGCGTGACTAATAATTCCATCTATACTATTTGGTCTATATTTTTCAACCCAAGGTAAATATTCCATAATTACTTAAATAATCCTTTTTTCTTTAATTACTATTTATAATCTTACTAAAGTCATATGCCAATCTCATAAATTCAATTAATTCATCACCTCCTTTGATTAGGTTATAATCAATTTCAGTTAATTTAATACTTAGCAAAGATTTTACTTTTGATGAAAAGTTTGGATTGGCTTTTATATAATTATGAAAGTGAAGAATTTGATTGACTAAACTAAAACCATTATTATTTAGTTCACTTATAATTTCATCAATAATTGGTGAATCTTTATTAATAATAGCATTACATAATTGGTCAAATTTATCTTTAGGAATTACTCCTGATATTTCATTTAAAATTTCTTGATTTAATACATTTCCAAAAGTATTATAACACTTTTGTAAAAAGTTAATAGCTTTTCTTAAATCCCCTCTACAATTTCTAACAATTTGAATTAAAAAAGATTCAGGACAATCAAACTTTTCTTGAGCACATATATCCTTTAACTTTTTAATTATTTCTTCTTCTTGAATTGGTTTAAATCTAAATAGCATACATCTAGAATCAATTGGGTCAATTATTTTATTATGGTAATTACAAATAATACAAAATCTAGTTAATTTAGAATACTCTTCCATAATTCTTCTCAAAGCACATTGTGAATCAGGTGTCATATTGTCAGCTTCATCTAAAATAATAATTTTCCAAGGAGGAATATCGTCTTTATAATTAATTGATTTCTTTGCATATTTTTTAATTTTATCTCTTACTACATTAATGCCTCTTTCATCCGAAGCATTTAATTCAATAACTCTATCATAATAATTTTCTTCTCCAAATAATTCTTTTGCAAGTGCTAATATTGTTGATGTTTTACCACAACCAGAAGGTCCAAAAAACATCAAATGAGGTAAGTTCTTAGTTATTAATGTTTTCTTCAAAGGTTCAATAACATCTTCTTGTGCAGTAATATCATTTAATGTTTTAGGTCTATATTTTTCAACCCAAGAATTAAACTTGTCATAGTCCATTTATAATAAATAAATGAATGGTCTTTAAAGATATTTTTGCATTTTTGGAAATTTAGAGAAAATTTCTTTGAAATTTTTAAGATTAAAATTTATTGATTCTTTTGCAAATTTCTTTAATGCAGGAACCGTTGTATCTTTAATATGAGAAATTCCTATTTTATCTTCTTTTATATCTGAATGCCAAATTGATGCAAATCCTTGTAACAATGTTGTTAAATTCCACGCTGCAGCAACCCAATGGTCTTGGTGAAATCCGGATGTAGTTAAACATATTTTTTTATTAACTTCAAATCTTCCATTGGGTGTAAACATTATATAATCTGGTGCTGAAAGTGGGTAAGCAGGATTATGAAGAATCTTTCCAATGTAAACACCACCTTGATAGGGAGTTCCATCAACTCCAATGAGAGCAAAATATACTTCTAATATATTATCAGGATTAGGATATACGTCAAAGAGTAGAGTACTTGATTTATCATCTTCAATGTATTTCAAATAATCATTATTAATTCTTTTAATTGTTAACTTACTTATTTTATCCATTAATTAATATTAAATAGAATAATAATTTTATTAATCAATTTTTTATCTAAATTATTAATAATGAGAATAAATACAATTGATAATTTAAGAGGAATTGCATTTATATTAATGGTATTTCAACATATATTTTATTTTTATGATGTATCTATGAATTATACAACTTCATATTCATTAATCAATTTTATAGATCTATCAGGCTTAATTTCACGCACATTATTTATTTTATTGGCAGGTTATATGATTGGATATAAAGAAACCAGTATAGAAAAAAGAGCAAAACGGTCAGGTGAAATATTACTTCATGCAATGTTACTTACAATGTTAACTTATTTTTTATATCCAGATTATTTTATTAGGTTTGGTATCTTACACTTTTTAGCAGTAGGAACATTATTAATTTCTTTTGTAGCACCTTACAAAATAGTAACTATTATAGCATTACTAATTATTTTATTAATAAAAGTTCCTAGTTTAAATCCATTTTTCGATTTAATAATTGGTACAGGAACACCAAGTAACAGTATGGATTATTTTCCATTAAAAACTTGGCTTCCTGTGTTATTAATTGGTTTAATAATTGGTCAAAATCTAGATGTAAATAAATTAGGTTTATTAGATTTTAATAATTTAATAACTGATATTGGTAAAAATAGTTTAAATTTATATACAACACACGTAATAATACTTTTAGTTTTCTACAAATTATTAAATAAAAATAAAATCTAAAACTAATTATAATGACAAATTTATGGTATAATAATCCTGCAATATTATTTCAAGATATGAATGAATTTTTTCCTACTAATGATTTAGATAGAATTCAAAAAGTAAATGCTATAGCAAGATTAGCTATGTATTATTTAATTCTAATATCAGTTTTAAATTTAGGTACTAATTGGTATTCTATTAGTGTAGTTTTATTAGTAGTATCATTTTTATTAGGATATTATGAAAATTTTGAAACTGTCACAAGTTTAGATTCAAATTGTACTAAACCAACTCATAATAATCCTTTTATGAATTTTACTTTAGCAGATTATATTAATAATACAGATAAGCCAGCTTCCTGTCCTTATGATAGAGTCAAAAATAAAATGAGAAAAGAATTTAGAAAAGATATTGTTCCTGATCCAGCTGACTTGTGGGGGCAAAATATTTCAGATAGGCAATTTTTTACAATGCCTTGGACAACTGTAGTAAATAATCAAACCGCTTTAGGAAAATGGTTATATGGTAATGCAGGAGAATGTAAAAATTTAGGATTAAATTGTGATAAAAATCTTGATAATAGATATCAACAATCAAGATACAATATGCAATACTAATATATTTAAAAGAATATATTAATATTATTATAATGAGTCATAAAACTGTTTGTTTGAATATGATTGTAAAAAACGAAGCACATATTATTGAAGGTACGTTAAAACATTTAGCGATGTATATAAAATTTGATCATTGGGTAATTTGTGATACTGGTTCAACTGATGATACTATTGCAATTATTAAAAGATTTTTTGCAGAAAGAAATATTCCAGGTAGTATTCATGAAACACCTTGGAAAGATTTTGCATTTAATAGAACTGATGCTTTTAATCAAGCTTATAATTTAACTGATTATGTTTTTGTTTGGGATGCTGATGATTTTATTGAAGGCAATTTTAAATTACCAACTAATTTAACTGCAGATTGGTATAAGTTTACATTTGGTAATTCATCTGGATTTCGTTATTCTAGATGTCAATTATTTAATAATAGGAAAAAATGGAAATATGTAGGAGTCTTACATGAATATCCAGTAAGTGCAGAAGTAGATGGTTCTGGGCCGGCAGAAGATCACATTGGTGATTATTATTTTGTTTCAGGCAGAGCAGGAAGTCGTAATAAAGATCCTAATAAATATTTAAATGATGCATTGATATTAGAAAAAGCATATCAAGAAGCAATAGATACTAATGACCCAATTCACATTAGATATGCATTTTATTGCGCACAAAGTTATAATTCTTGTAATGAGAGAGAAAAGGCAATAGACTGGTATAAGAAAACCTTAACTTTAAATAATTGGGCTCAAGAAAAGTATATTTGTTGTATGGAAATTTATGATTTATACGAAGCTTTAAATAGACCAGTTGAAGGCCTTTATTATTTAGTTGAATCATACAAATATGATAATCAACGTGTTGAATGTTTTTATCGTTTAATTAAATATTATTGTATAAATGGTCTTCCACAAATTTCAAATTTGTATTATAACGGAATTAAAGATTATTTTGAAAATTTATACAAACATGATAAACAGGCAGAAAAATTATTTGTTAAAAATAATGAAGCTGTTTTCTTTTTACCTTATTATATGATTATTGTTGGGGATAAAATAAAACAACACAATATATGTGCAAAAATGTATGAAATTATTTTTCATTATCAATTTACAGGTATTCCACAGTGGTGGATTAATAATTTATTTTTTAATATTCAGTTTTGTATAAATGAGTTACCATTAACAGATATTTTCATTAATAATATGTTTTCATATATTGAAAAATTAAAAAATTGTAATATACATCTTGATAATACTCATACTAAAATTATTACAAGAATTGTAGATAGATTTAGACCAGTGTTTTCAAGAGAGAATATTATAAACATACCTAAAAATAATGAAAAGATAACAACAATGTTAACCATTACAACTTGTAAAAGATTGGATTTATTTAATCAAACGGTAAATTCATTATTGAATCATTGGCAAGATTTAAACCAAGTTGATTATTTTTTGGTGGTAGATGATAATTCAAGTGAAGAAGATAGAAAGAAAATGAAAGATTTATATCCCTTTTTTAATTTTTATATGAAAACTCCAGAAGAAAAGGGTCATCGCGAAAGTATGAATATTATTTGGAATAAATTAAATGAATTAAAACCCACTTATTGGATTCAAATGGAAGATGATTGGTTATATTTTCAAAAAGGTAACTACGTTACTCATGCTATTAATTTATTAAATAAATATGAAGCTATGAAAATTAATCAAATTGTTTTTAATAGAAATTATGGATTGATGTTTTCTGATTTGGAAAGAGTTGGTGGAATAAACTTGGGAAATGAATTAATTTTACACGAGAAAAAAGAAGGTTTAGTAGGTAAAAACTGTGGATATTGGCCACATTATTCATTACAACCGTCAATAAGTAAAGTTAGTGTAATTTTAGAATTAGGAAATTATGATTCTCCGAATAAATTCTTTGAAAGAGATTACGCTGATAAATATTTTGCAAAAGGTTATAGAACAGCTTTTTTTCCATCAATATATAGTTTACATATTGGTAAACAACATTGGGAAAAAGATGGTAAAAATGCATATGCATTAAATGAAACAGCTCAGTTTAATAATATTAATAATAATATGGAAGGATATTCTAATGTTTTTAATAAATCTATTAATTTATATAAAAATGTAACTAACAAACAAGAATTATTTTCTTCATTTCGTAAAACTACAGATATTTTTGGATTTATTGACAATGGGGACCTTCCTCCTGATTCGGAAGCAGTATCAAAAGCTTTATCATTTGATTCAAAATTATATGAAACCTATACTGCAAATTTAAAACAACGTAAGATAGTAGGTTATGGAAACCAATTACCAAAGTTTGGTATGTATAGTAATTTAGATAGTCGTCATATTATGTTATCTATATTTTTATTTAATAATCTGCCAAAAGTACCAGAAACAGTTGTTGAAATCGGAGGTGGGTTTGGAAATTGGTTTTATTTAAATCAAATACATAATTTTAATAAATGGACTATTATTGATTTACCTCATTTGTTAGAATTACAACAATGGTATTTGAAAGAATTAGAAGTTGATACATCTAGATTTAATAGTATGTCTGCTAATGATTATCAAATAAATGAACCTATTGATTTAGTAATTGGAGTTCATAGTCTAAGTGAATTTTCAATTAATATATTTAATGATTATTTTAACAAAGTAATAACTAAAGCAAAATACTTTTATTATTGTTATCATAATTTTATGCCTCATAAAGATTTGATTAATTTGAAATTGAAAACTATTGAAAGTCAATTTACATTATTAGATTCATTCAAAAGTGAAAATGGAAATGTAACTAATTGTTTATATATAAATAAGAATAGTTCAGGTACAAAATTAGTTATTACAGAGGATATAGAAGAAAAGTTAGAAGCTTATGTGAAAGAATTAGAAAGTCCTAACATGACTTTAACAGGTAGTATGATGGATCATCTTTTACAAATTATAGAAAAGATTAAAAACAAGACACCTTTTGGATTAATTCGTCCTAGCGATGGAGAACATACTATATTATTAAATGAAAATTTAACCAATTGTGATAATTGGACTTTTACTAAGGATGGTATATTAAGCCAACATTTGAAAGATGCTGTTAGTACAGTAAATCCAAACTTATATATTGGTATTCCTTGTAATACTTGTAACAAGCCTTGGAATTGTACGGATAAAATATATAATAACTTTATAAATACTTTCAAGGTTCCTATTAATCAAAGAACCTATGCAAACATTTTTGGAAATTCAAACTGGAAAACATTTATTGATTTTATTAAATCATATACAGAAAAGTTTAGTTTAATTACTTCCGGGGATAAAGATTTTGCAGAAACTTTCATAATTGATAAATATCTTGTAAATGATTGGGATGAAAAATGGGAAGGAGAAACAGAAAGGTTATTTAAATTTATTGAAAATAAAAATAATGAGTTGATTCTTTTCTCAGCAGGACCACTGAGTAAAGTATGGGTTCCTATGTGTATGAAAAAGAATCCAAATAATATGTATGTAGATGTAGGTGGTGCAATTGATATTTTAAGTAAAGGAACTACTACAAGATTATATACAAATGAAAAGCATCCATTTAGTAAAGAATTTTGTGTTTTTAAGGAATAAAAATAATCTAATTATGTATAATGAGCTTTGCGCCTTTTATACAGAATAAATCTAATTTCGATAATTTCAAATTAAAAGATAAAAAGAAGTTAAGAACAGAGGAGAATAAAAAGTTTTATTGTGGCGAATCACCTGGTTATTGGCAATATGAAAAAAAATGGGATGTAATAGATACTGAATCAAATTTAATTACACCTGGTGTAGGAACCAAACAAAAATTAGATGTAGCAATGGTTGAAGAATTACATCCTAATAATTATGAATTACCTGTAGCAAATGTTACACAAAGAGAACAAGATGAAAAGTTTTATTTTCCAGCTTATTTCACTGGTCCAGGAAGTGGTTTTGGAAATTTAAATGTTAGTAGTTCTATTAGAATAGGTGATAATACTAGAACAGAAACTAAAGTTTTTAAGGCACAAAAAGAATCAGAAGTTTTAGAGAGATGGGATTTTATTGATGATAGATGGGCAAAATCGGAAAATTTAGTGATGGATATGCCACGTGGAGGAGATAGTACTAGAAAACCAGAAATTAATTTATGTGTTGAATCAAGACTTGACGAATCGCGAGAGTTTGCATTTAGGTATTAATCTTAACTTATTTAATGGAACTTAAAAAATGTTTTAAATCTTTTTTAATGGCAAAAAAATTAATAGATTCCGATAAAGACAAGTCATTTGAATATTTTAAACAATCTTTAAAATATATAAATTTAGCAAAAAAAAATGTTAATGATAAAGATTTATCTGATTTATTAGAGGAAACTGAAACAGAATGTAATAAATATATTAATTTAACTGTAGAAAAAACAATAGAAAGAGAAGATGATAAAGTTATAGATCTAAATTTATTTGATATTATAGAGAAAGGAGAATTAGATTTGTTAAAAAATATAAAATCATATCATTTAAACTTTAATGTTTATGACGAAGAAGGAAATACACCTATTCATAAAGCAATAAAATATGGAGATACTACTTTTATAAAAATGGGATTAAAATTAGGTGCTCCTATTGATATTGTAAATAAAGCAGGAAATACTGCATTGGAATATGCTTGTTTGGAAAAGGACCCAAATATGATAGAATTTTTATTGAAAAATGGTTCAGATATGAAAAAGCATTTGTTATTTAGAGAAGGTAATAAGAAAAACAAAAGTAATCAAAATTATATTGATTGTAGTATTATTTTAAAAATAATATTTTCATATCCAGAAGCTGAAAGTTATGAAGAATTAAATTTTTTATCAGACTTATTTAAAAATGATGAATTAATTGGATTTAATGAACATACTTATTTAGATTTAATTAAATGTCTAATGACTTTATTAAATAAAATAAATAAAGATAATAAGGAAACTTATTTATTAATAATTAGAGAAGAATTAACTTATCCTTTAAAAGCTTCTTTAGGTTGTCCACATAATAAATTAGAAATATTATTAACTTATTTAGTCCCTTTTATTGAATATCCATTTAATGTATCAGAAGATTGGTATATAAATTTGGAATTAAAATATTTAATTATAAAAAATCTGAAACAAAAGGATTTTTTCAAAACTAATTTATTAAATTTTTTGTGGGAAAATTATATTAAAAATAATATTTTGCAAGATGAATATTTAGGAAATTTAATCTCACAATGGGTATCGAAAATAAAAGTATAAAATAAATATATAAATTTATTTTCTATTTATATATTATATAAAGGATGAGTTTTAATCGTTTAAACTATGATAACTGTGCTTATGCTAAAACATTGCAAGAAAGTACATCTTCATTAGAATGGAATTTATATTTAGGCAAATTCGAAAACAAGAAAACCTGCCCTGTAGGAGACTTTACAAATAACTTGGAATTTGGTACTAGAGCAGACGTAGAAAGTGATTTATGGGGAGTTATCAGACAAGATTCTAAATGCCCTGAAAAAAAGTACGACCCTAGCAAACCTCGTGTAAAAGGTGATTTGACTGCTGCTAGAGCTTGTGACACTATTTTTTACATTACCCCTACTAATATGAAAATGCCCACTTCCAATGGTTTTGATAACAAGAAATTAGGAGGATTTTAATGTCTTTTTTTAATTAACTATTAAAAGTTAAAATAAATTAATTTAAAAAATATATAATAAAAATTATCTAATCTTATTATATATATGTCTTTCAATAGAACAAGATACGATTATTGTGCAACTGATGCATACACTAGTAGAAGTGTAAATGAAGGAAATTATCGTTTATTTCCTGGTTTTGTAGAAAACACACAAGAATGTTTATCTTACAATGGCCCAAGAGGTTCTAAAGCCGATGTGTCTACCAGTAAGAAAACTAACGTATTAGATTGGGGTAAAATGGCTCAAGTAGAATCTCAATTAACCAGTAGAACTATCGCTTTATCTAGATGTAATGAAAATCAAGCAGATATGGATTATAATAAAAATCCTGTTGTTAATAAATTAGAATGTTCTGCTGGATTAAACAGTGAAGACAGTAGATTTACTAACCCAGTCCAATCTTATCGTTCTATGAGTACTCTTGAATTACAACTTGAACCTTTCTTATTCTCTAATCCTCAATGCCACGTTATTGATGATAGAATTGGCTTAGATTCTAGAAATAAAATTAAAGATTCTTACAGAATTCCTAATGTAACTTATTTAGATTATGGACAAGCATTACCTAGAGAAAATACTCAATCTCCTTCTATTGGATATGACCCTTGTATTAGCGACAATTCTTGTCCTAAATAAATTATATAAACGATTAAATAAATTAAATTTATAAAAATTTAATTTATCCTTAATTATAATATGGAAAGTATATTATTAGGAGCATTAGCAGTTACTGGTTATAATTCATCAAAGAAGAATAAAAAATCAACAAAAAAAAATTATAATCAAAATGAATTAAATTCTACTTATAAATCAAATATTGAAAATACCATGAATAAATTAGAAAAAAACCAAGCAAGTACATTGAAAGAAAATAAACCAGAATATTTCACACAATTTGACCAATTAACTTTCGACAGTATTTCTGATCCAGTTACTATTGCAGATGCGCATATTACTATCACTGGTTTAGATACTGGAATGCAAAAAGCAATAAATTTTTATAATGGTTATTCAAATGTACAAGATGATTTAAATTATCAAGTAGTTACTAAAGAACAGTTTACTCATAAAAATATGACACCAAATACTTCTAGAAGAGATTATAATATTGCTGATGATAGTAGAGCTACTAGAAGATTAGAATCATTTACTGGTGTTAATGATAATTGGGTACCTAAACAAGAAAAATATCCATTATTTGAACCAATGAAAAATTTAAGCTATGTCCAAGGTATGCCTGTATTTACTGATTATATGGATGATAGATATTTAGCTTCTAGTAAAAATAATAATGGTAACTTGCCTTTTACAAATAATGTATTTGTGAAACCTGGTTTAGATGGAGAAATACGTAATGGTTTAGGTACAGTATATCGTGTCAATCCTCGTACTACTGATGCATTAAGAGGTGATTATAATCCTAAGATTTCATATTTGAATAAACCTCTTGAAACTATTAAGAAAGGGGAAATGAGAGGTGTTGATTATAATATTACTAAATATAAATTACCTGATTTCAGAGAACAAAAATTCAGTGATTTAGTTGCAAATAAAGCTGAAATAACTGGTAGAATTAAAACTGGTAAATTTACTAATATTGCTACTCAAAGAAATGAAACTGAAGTTTATTATCCTGGTCACGCTACTAATACAAATATGGGAGATGGTCCTGACCGAACAAAAACTACATTTTCTGCAGCTAAAAGACAAGAATTATATAACGACCCTACTCACGCAATTAATGCTGTAAATATAAGACCTGTATTTACAAATGCAGAAAGTTATCCTAATAGAGATAATCAAAGAACTACAGCTAATTACTCTGGTGGTGGTTTTCTCTCAGCTACAGATGAAGGTACTTGGGTTCCTTACGCTGATCAAGCTAGACAAACTATTAGAGAAACTAGTAGTCATAATGTTATTTTAGGAGCAAGTGTAGAAGTTGCTGGTCCTAATGCTACTTATGACGATAAAGCAAGACGTACTATTAGAGAAACTACTAATCATAATGTTATTTTAGGAGCAAGTGTAGAAGTTGCCGGTCCTAATGCTACTTATGACGATAAAGCAAGACGTACTATCAGAGAAACCACTAATCACAATGTTATTTTAGGAACAAGTGTAGAAGTAGCTGGACCTAATGCAACTTACGATGATAAAGCTAGACAAACTATCAGAGAAACAACTAGCCATAATGTTATTTTAGGAACAAGTGTAGAAGTTGCTGGACCCAATGCAACTTACGATGATAAAGCTAGACAAACTATCAGAGAAACAACTAGCCATAATGTTATTTTAGGAACAAGTGTAGAAGTTGCAGGTCCTAATGCAACTTATGACGATAAAGCTAGACAAACTATCAGAGAAGGAACTAGTCATAATCTAATTTTAGGAGCAAGTGCTGATGTTGCAGGTCCAAATTCTACTTTTGTCGATAAAGCTAAACCAACAATTAAACAATCTACATTGTATACAACTCCAGGAATGAATGTAATTTCTTCTGTACCAGTAACTTATACTAGAGATGTAAGAGATAAAGCAAAAGCAACTCATCGTGAAACTACAGAAAATACTATTTATGAAGGTCCTTTACATGGAGTCGATAATTATGCAGGTTACACTAGGGATGCAAGAGATAAAGCAAGAACAACTGTAAAAGAAACTACTCTCTTAACAGATTATCACGGTGGTTTATCTGGACCTGTCCAAAGACCTGAATCTCATATAGCTACTGATAATATGACTATAAGAGAAACCAGAGAAATTTCTACGTATAACCGCCCTGCAAATGGTGGTTCTGATAGAGCTGGCCCACAATTTAACAAAGAAACTCTTAGAACAAACTGTAAAAAAGATTCTGTCTATTATGTATCTCATCCTTCTAGACCATTAGACCAATCTGTAATGCCTACTGCAACAGAACAATATAAAGATAAATGTTTAGAAAATAAAAAACCACAATTAAGTTATGGTAATTATTATACTAATAATGTATTTATTAACACGTTAAATCAAAATCCTTATGTGAATGACCTTCAACACCAAAAGAATGTACAGTACGATGATTATAAGTTATTTAAATAACAATCAAACCCTTTTCTATATCCTTTTGAATGTCATTATAAAATTGGAAAAGTAATTCTCCTTCTTCTTCTTCACTTTTCTTAGTAATTTCGTCTGAATGTGTTATCAATATATTATTAATATAATTATAAGCTTCTATAACTTGTAGACGAGAACGTGCACCAGTTATAATAATATTTCCTTTTTTGAAAATAAAAATACTTGTTTCTTTATTTTCAACATTGTCAGCCTTGGGTGTGTATTTAATAATCACACAAGCTCTACTACAAGGTTCATACATACACTTGATTTTCTTCTTTTTTAGTAAATCATGTAATTTCTCTCTATCAATTTGAATACTAATTTTGTAATTGCAGTAAATCATATCAATCTTAAAATTAAATATTCCTACTTTATCTGTTTCCTCTACAAATGTAATTTCTGTAATCTTTTCATCCTCTATTTTACCCTTTACTTGTTTCAATCTGTTTATGATTTTATTTAATACAGTGTTTACATTGTTAATGTTTTTACAGCCTGACATTTGAATACTTCCATTCTTAAATAATTTTACATTAATCTTAGGAACACCCTTATCCTTTTTATCTTTTTTCTCAAGCAAAACTCCTTCATCCACTCTTACAATCAAAGTAATTGAATTATAAAAGTTATTGACCAAATTAGCAGAGTCTTTCTTCTTTTGAGTTAAATTATTTCTTTTACTTGGTTTCTTTAACTCAATTAAAGTTCTAATACTATCTTTATTCCTCTTTACAGTTAAAATATCATTCTCGTGCAATGTCATATATTTCTCAATATTGTCCAAATTTAATTTACTACCCAAAAAACACGAACAACACATTGTTGCAACATCAACACCTTTAGGTAACCCATCTATTTCTAATTTATTGATATCAATCAACTCCTTCAGTTTAGTAGCAGATTTAGTTTTCTTCATTTTATTATTTAAAGAAATAAGGCTTTAAGTAAATTAATTATCATTTTTTTCTTTACTATAATAATGTTAGATTTTCTAAAAAATTCAATAGATATAAAAACTTATAAAGGAAATATAAAGCAAAGAGTAAGTAAAAATAAGAGTAAAGAAGTTAAATCAGGAGGAGCTAAAAATACTAAAAGCACTACAGGTGTGAGACTCCTTAAAAATTAATTTAGTTCTAAAAAATGTTTTCTACACAATGCCATATACATTTCGTTACCACCTACCAATACTTGATTATTATTTTCAGATGAAATACGGTGAGAAAAACTAGCTTCAGTACCATCTCCACACGTTTTACACAATGAATTAATTTTATAACATTTATTTGAATAAGGAATTAAATCCAAGATTTGTCCAATTGGTTTTCTTTTAAAGTCGCCATCTAATCCGCCAACAATAACATGTTTATTATTTACTTCTACCCATTTAATAACAATCTCTTTAAGGTCAGAAAAAAACTGTCCTTCATCAATAATTATTATGTCGTAATCAATTATTTTATCATTTAACATTTCTAGTTTTTGAACTGTCTCACAGTTTTCGGCTTCAAAAGAATGAGATACTATTTTACTATTATCGTATCTATTATCGATTAAAGGTTTAATAACTAATACTTTTTTATTAATAGTCTTAGCTAATCTAATTTTCCTAATTAATTCTGATGATTTACCTGAAAACATTGGGCCAATTATTAACTCGAGCATTTTATTAATATATTTAATTACTATTTAAATATATTATTAAATCAATTTTTATGTTAAAGTATTACCATCGGGGTCAATGCAAGGTCTTTGAAGTTCTGTTTTACCAACATTATTTTTTTGATAAATACTATAGCCTAATCCTAGTATACACCACAGTAATAAAAATAAAGCAATAAAGCTTTTAGTGAAAGCATAAATAATTATAAAAAATAATACTAAACCAGCATTTCCTATAATTTCATAATTTCCCTCTAAAGGGCCTAGAGGACCTCTAAGTTTAGTTGCGGCAGGATTATAATAACTCTCTTCATTTATCTCATAATTACAATTAGGAATTTTAGAACTCATTTTATATATATATATTCTTAGATTTTTTTTTAGTTTAAACATTTAATTTTATGTATAATTATATAATGGAAAAGATTCTATCTTTTGATGTAGGTATCATTCATTTGGCTTATTGTTTTTTTACAAAAAAAGATGGTAATTGGGATATTTTGGATTGGGCAATTATTGATTTAACCGATAGAGAAGACAATAAATGTTCTATGTGTACTAAACCTGCTAAATTATTACAGAGTTATGGAGGGGACAAATATTATTGTAAAATTCACTCTAAGAATTTGGTAGTTAAACCTGTCCCTTTTGAAGAACATTTCCAAACTTTAGAAAAGAAAAAACCGAATGCTTGCGACTATTTAACAGGAACCGAAAAATGTAATAAGAATTGTATGTATGGTCATAATGATAGTTTTTATTGCACTCCTCACGCTAAAAGAGTATATACTATTTTAGAAGCAGATATGAAACTTAAAAAAGTAAAAAACAATGGTGTCAAAGACTTGGATTTTGATGACACAAGATTAAAACTAGTTATGGAATTAGAAAAAAGAAAGCATTTATTGGAAGCTAATGTAGTAGTGATTGAAAATCAACCTTCCTTTAAGAATCCTAGAATGAAAAGTATATCAGGAATTATATATGATTATTATATGATTCGAGGTATGGTAGATAAAGAAATTACTAAATCAAATATTAATAGAGTTAAATTTATGTCTCCTTCTAATAAAATTAAATTAGCAACAGATGGAGAAACTCAAGCAATAGTTAAATTAAAAAATACTGATGAGTCTAAAGCATATAAAATGACTAAAAGTTTAGCTGTTAAATATGCAACTGAAATGGCCAAGCACTTACCCGATTGGCTTGCTAAATTTAATTCTCATAAGAAAAAGGATGATTTAGCAGATGCTTTCTTACAAGGGGCTTACTACTTTGAAATGAATTGTGTAGAGAAAAAAAAAGCAAAACCGGTTATTCAAATCGATACATAAAATAAGTTATTTTCTCTCACACTTTACAAAAGTTTTTGGATTCATTTTTAAACCCTCTTGTTTTAGTAATTCAATAAAAGCCTCATGTTCTTCTACTTTAGACTCAGTTGACATTGATTCCAAAATATAATTTGGAGCAGTTTCATATTTAAATGTATAAGGAAACTTAATATTATCTAAGCACTTTTTAATAATGGTTACAGTATTACCTATTTCACCAGTGGAAACAATTTCAACTTTAGAAATTATTTTATATGGCTTTTCTTTTCTATATTTTTCAATTAATTCATATAATTCATTTGCTTCTGGAAAAAGACTAGTTACAAATTCCTTTTCCTCAACACAATAATCCAATAAAGAAGACTCTATATCTTCTTCTCTTCTCTTTTCATCAAGTTTATAAACAACTTGCTTCCATAAGTCATTAATATCTTTACTGATTTTTCTAGATAAATCCTTAAAAATTTTTATCAATGTTTTATTATCTTCAACTGCGTGATCTTTATCAACATCTCTCAAAGAAACTTTAATAATATTATCATCAAGAATCTCGTCAACACTCGCAAAAGTTTCCTTATTTAAGGTTACTATTTTATTAAAGTTTGCACGGCGCTTCTTTGTAGAATCGGCAAAGTTCATAAAGAGCTTACAATTATACTCAACTAAATTACCTTCAAAGTGATTAGTCTCGTCTTTTTTTTCGGTAAAGACTACTAATACTATTTCACCTAGACTAGGTTTATCAATATTATAAAATGGAATTTGTAAATTGGACATAATGTTTAGCTTTATGATTAATAAATATAAATATCAATTTTTAAGACTTGTTCGAAAAAATCTTTGATTTTTTCGAATTAAGTCTATAAACAAAAGTAACTGATAAATCAACTAGCCAAAATCAACTAGCCTTACCCTTAAACCACAATATTTTTCTTATTAACCTTTAACCCCATTGTCTTTTGTAGATTTAAACTATTAGATTCAATAGGTTTACTTCTTTTCAATACTAATTCATCATCTATATGTTCTAGTTTATTTGCAGTAAAATTACCACTAGACTTTTTATAAGATTCTTCAATTTGTAATTGTCGGGTAATCATTGGAGGATGCAACAACAAATATTCTTTATTATTAAACTTGAAAAGCTCCCTAAATTCATTTATTTTAAGAACACCTCCAAAATCTTCTAGTAACAACCAAGATGGTGCTGGTAAAATCCTTGTAAATTCTCCATATGTCTTATAATACATTAAATTCAACAATGACTCACGTTTCCAAGTAGATGAATCATTTAAATCAATATTATATGATTTAGCACAGTTCCAAGAACAAAAATTACCAACGCAATAAAATATATTATTAAAATAATCTTCAGGTAATTCTACAGCTGGCTCTTCAAAAGAATTTTTACACCATAAACATTTAGTTCCTGTTCTAAACTTAATGTTATAGACATTTACCTTGTTAATATTTTTTCCAAACATAAATATTTTCTCTGTTTCCATTAACTTTTGTTTAATCATTTGGTCATCGTTAATAACTACAGTTGGTTTCTTTTTCAAATCTTTCTCTGATTTTATAAAAATCTTATCTTCAACTACTTCTTCATTAACTACATCTTCTAATGAAATTGGTAGATGCATAATAATAGGTTCTTCTTCAGAATTAACTTCAATTTCTTCGCATTTATTCTCTATAATTTTATTTTTAGGCTTTCTACCTCTCTTTTTTAAAAGTGGTAAATTTTGCTCTTTATCCTGCATTAATACTAGTATTGGTATCATCTCTTTAAAATTATTTAATAATTATCTTAAAGATATGTTTAGGTGTTTATAGAAATACTTGGGATTGACATATTCTTCTTTTTCCCTTTTTTTGATTCTGATACATTTTCAACTGATAATAATCTTTCATTATTAGATACAGAATCTTGAGTATCTGAAGTACCTGCTAATGTAGTAGATGTTTTAATTCTATTTAAGATTGCTCTAACATTATCTGGTACATTTATTTCAGAAACTGTTTTTCTTGGTTCTCCCATTGTAGGTGCGTTCATAAAACTTGGTTTAGAAGCTTGAACTGGCATTTGTTGTTGCATTTGTTGTTGGCTCTGGACCTGAGCTTGTTGTCTTTGCATTTGTTGTTGCATTTGTTGCATTTGTTGCTGTTGTTCTCTCATTTGTTTTCTCATTTCATTTTCTTTTTCCTTTTGTTTTTCAATATTCATTTCCTGAGGAGACATAAAGTTTGATTTTTGTTTTTGAGGATTGATTAATCTACTAATTAATTCTGGATTTTTATTAAGAGCTGATTCTAATCCTGGAATGGTTGATTGAGATTTTGAGAAATGATATGCACTACCGGATGCAACTAATAGTAATACCAATTTAATTTCAGGAGGCATTCCTTTTCCTGTCCCCTTGTACTTTTCATAAAGTTCTTCTAATACTTCATCGTAAGAATCTGCTTCAACAGACATATGTTCTCCCCAACCTTCCAAATGAAAGTCAAAAGGGTCGTACTTTTCATTTAGAAATTCCACAATTGATACACCATTTAATAAAATATTTTTATAAATTCTAATACCATTTTTTTTATCAACAAAACTCTTCAATAATTCATACTCATATTCCATCTCTTCCAAAGACGAATTAAAATCATAATCTTTTGTTAAAGAAAAACCTTTTTGTTTAATTTCTGATAATTTTCTTAATAATTCGATTTTTTTCATTCTTGTTTCTTGAGGTGAAAGTTGTTGAGTTACTTTTGGTTTATTATAACTAGATGTGTTACTACTACTAAAAGAAGGTGCGGTAGCTACTGCAGGTATAGATGTAGGGAATTTTACTGTATCAAATCTATCTCTAGACCTACTACTATATTTACTACTCACACTTTTTCTACTGCTCTTACTGCTACTGCTATCAGAATATTTTTTAACTGAAGTTGTAGATTTACTTGATTCAGAATCAGATTGTGGTATTTCACTTGATTCTACATTTTCTATTTTTTCAGGGATAGTTTTGTCGTCATTTGCTAGTAGATTAAAATAATAATCAGTATCTGACGTTTTCTTAGACTCATCTATTTTTCCTTTTTTATCATATAATTTGAAATTCACTTCAGTTGATGTATCAGATTCAGGCATATTATAATATTATATAAATAAACTTTTCTTTAAATTAACGCACATAATAATAATCACCTTACTCTGGTGAAAGCTTCCATCGCATCTTGTTTAGATAAATAAGACGAAATTATTACAAACGCAATTGCTAATGCAAGAGAAAAAGTAGGGTCTTTATTAGCTTTCATTATTATTAAAAATAAAATTACGATTCTAAAAACAGGATTATGAAATAATCTTCTGATATAAGGAGGTAGTTCTGGTCTAATTGAAGCAACATAAAATAATATCAAGATTACTAAAATAGCTTTAACATAAGAATTATCTAGTATGTCATCCATATATTTATTTTAGAATTTAATTTTATTAAATATTTTATCTAGAATATAGAAATAGTATAAATATGAATTATTGTAGTATTAACGAGGCTTGGGGACAAGCTAATTATATTTCAAAACAGTTTAACAAAGTTAATAATAACTCAGAAAAAGTTATTAGAAATAAAAAAAAACATATAGAAAAATTTACAAATTTTAATAAAGTTAATAAAAATAAAGTTAATCCCTGTAATTCCTTCATTACTCATATGAAAACCTGTTCTCAATGCAGAAATAAGATGAGGGAACATTTTAAACCTAAAATAGTAGAAAATTTTGAAGACATTATTAAAAACAATAGGGATATTATTGTTTTAATATTAATTGGATTATGTTTTATGATATTTTTTAATATGTTAATGAATGTAACATCTAAATAATTATTTTGGAAACCATTTAATTAAAAGTATATTTGGTTCAAAGAACTCTATTTTAAATCCATTTTTACCTACTTTTCTAATTATATAATCTTTACATTCAGTTAAAGAGTACAAGGGTAATCCTATAATAAATTGTGGTATTGAATACCAAGTAAAATAATAATTTGCGCTACTGGCTAAAATTATTTTTTTTTCTACTTTTTCTAGTATTTTATTAAAAGTTTCTTTTTTTTTATCTTCTCGTTTTTTCTGTTCTTTTATTAATTTATCTGCTTTAACCATTGTAATTATTGAGAAAATATTATAAAAAAAATATATTATTATTATTTAATATGGATATTATAAAAGAAATATTAGAAGAGATTATAGAAAATATAAAAATACCAGATCTTGATTCTAAAGAAGAGCCAATTATTGATTCTAAAGAAGAACCAGTTATTGATTTTAAAGAAGAACCGGTTATTGATTCTAAAAAAGAACCAATTATTGATGAGCCAGTTATTGAAAATATAAAAGAAGTTATAAAAAAAGAAGAAACTAAAATAAATACTTTATGTTTTAGTGGTGGTGGAATAAAAGGTCTTGCATTTATAGGAGCATTAGAAAAATTATTAGAAAAAAAAATATTTGTACTTGAAGATATTAAAACTTTTGTTGGAACTTCTGCTGGTTCAATGTTATCTTTTTTATTAAATATTGGCTGGAAAATAAGTGAAATTAAAGCATTTTTATTAAATTTTAATTTTGAAAAATTAATTAGTGGAATTAACAGTTTAGCATTATTTGAAACATATGGAATTCAAGACGGTAATAAACTACAATTACTATTTATTAAATTTTTGGAAAATAAATTTCAAGTAAAGGATATAACATTTGAAGAACTTTATAGAAAGACTCATAAAAAAATAATAATAATAGGAACTAATTTAACTAAAAGTGAAGAAGCAGTATTTAGTTACAAGACTACTCCAAAATTTTCAGTAATATTAGCTTTAAGAATTTCATCATCAATTCCTTTAATTTTTAAACCTGTCAAATATGAAAATCAACTATATGTTGATGGTGGTATTGTAAATAATTTTCCATTGAACCATTGTTCAAAAAAAACAACAATCGGTTTATACATTAAAAATTCTGGAAATTCAATAGAATGTATTAATGATTTTATATTATCTGTTTTAAATACTACTGCAGATACAATCAGTCAAAAAAGTATGGAAAAATATAAGAAAAATGTTATTGAAATTATAAATACAAATGCTGAATTTATAAAGTTTAATATTAATTTAGAAGAAAGACTTTTACTTATGAAAGACGGATATAATTCTTGTGATGAATTTATCAAGTGTTTTAATAGATTTTAGCCGTTAATTGTTACTGTCATGCCAATCCTCAAACTTTGTAGAAGAATAATCAACTGGTTTTCTTGAACTTAAATTGGTACTAACACTTTTATATTCTTTCATTTTTTCCTCTAATGTTTTTGGTTTAATATTAGTATCTACTTTATGTAATTTAAATGCTAAATCTAAACTAGTAAAGCCTCCTGTCGAAATTGAATCCTCCAAATACAATGAAGAATAATCATTAATTGATGCTAATCCATCATTCACTTGATAAGCTGTTAATGAAGAATTACCTTGATTAATTGTAATTAATTGGTCATTAAATGTTCCATTGTCTTTTCTATTTTCAAATTTACTATTAAAATCAGAAGTACCGCTTATTCTTTCTTGAGGAATACTAATTTGTCCTCTGGATTGTTTAATAGTGTTATATTGTTTTAATACATTTGTATCATTAGTTGCATTAAATCCGTGTTTCTTATTTAATTCTTCTATTTTACTTTTAAAATTTTGTTTTGACTCTTCCTTAACTGGAAACATTTTTTCTATATCTTTGACTTCGTATTCAAAACTTGTTTTTAATTGAAAGGACTCTTTCTTATTTTTTTGATCTAAGAATTCGTTGTATTTTTCTCTAGTTTGAGGATTAGTTAAAACATTATTTGCAATTGAAATATGATTCCATACTTCTTCATTAAAATCAGGATTTTTATCTGGATGTAGTTCTTTTGCTAACTTTAAATAATTTTTTTTAATCTTCTTTTCAGAATCATCTCGAGTAACACCAATAATTTCATACAAGTTGTATTTCAAATTTTGAAAATTTGTAGACATTATAATATAATATAAAAATATACTTTAAATCTAGATTATATTATAATGGTAAACTATAAAGAAAAAATAGAAGGATGTATATATTTATCATCTTTCTTAGAAACATTAGCATTTTTTAATGGAAAATGGGAATTTAATTATGGTAATAAAACTGATACAATTACTGAAGGACTCTTGATTAATTATTTCTTTTTGAATCATTATTATATGATGGGAGGATTAGAAAATATAAATTTTGAATCATTAAAATCATCAGATGATACTATTTTAATAATTGCAACTGGAGAAGGAGTTATAAAAGGGGGTGGTGAAAAAAATTATATTGAATACTATTTAAAATATTTGCCAGTGCTAAAAGAAGAAGTTCGGATATCTGGAAAATCAACTTTAATATCATTAGAAAAAATTAAAAAAACCAAAAGTATCAAAAGTCTTCCCTATTCATCAAATAATGGAGGAAACGGATGTTCTATACGAACAGCTCCTATTGGATTAAAGTATTACAAGAATATAAATAAAGTATGTGAAGAAGCTTTAATAGCATCATTGGTAACTCATAATTATTCTATTGGATTTTTAGGAGGTATTATAACTGCTTTATTTACTGCTTATGCTGTTGAAAATATTTCACCATTTAAATGGTCTATAGAATTAATTAAGCTTTATAAAAAAAAAGTTTTTCATAATTTGATTAAAAAATATGTAAAAGACAATATTGATGATGAAATTAATGATTTTTTCTCATATTGGGAGAAATACAATGAAGATAGATTAAATAAGATGAACTTTAGAAATCTTCCTAATTTTTTAAATCCAGGGCGCAAAATAGAAGATTTAATAAATTATACATCGGTAACATATATATCAAAAAAGTCAAGTTATGATAAATTTGGTGGTTCTGGATTAGAAGCAACAATTTTAGCATATGATAATTTATTATTAGCGGCAATACCTGATAAAAATATGATAGTGAATACTGAAAATCCTAAATTTAATTGGGAAGTTTTCATATTTAATAATGTTTTCTTCTTTGGTGATAATGATTCGATATCAGCTATTAGTGCAAGTTGGTATGGTGCATATTTAGGAATAGATAAGTGTCCTATAGAGAAAATAAAGGAATTGGAATTTTATAAGGAATTGAGTTCTCTCATTACTCAGTTAACTAAATAGTTAATCAGTAGGGGGTTCCAAATTTCTTACAGTCTCAATTAAATCTTTAGCAGTTCTAGCACCTTTATAAGTTCCTACTTTATCTCCTACTTCAATAATTACTGTAGGGAAACCTTCTACTTCAAATTCTTTACATTTACCCTCATTATTAGGGTCATCACATTTGACATCCATTACAGTAATATTTTTCAAATTTGGGTCTGAGTTAACTTGATTTGTAAATTCTTCCCATTCAGGTTGAAATTTAGTAGACCATCCACACCAACGAGTATTAAAGTTGTAAATGGTTGCTGGAATTCCGTTAGCGTTTTTAAATTTTTCGGGTTTTTTATTAGTTGATTTTCTATGGAAAAATACAATATACAAAATTACTAGAAGAATTATTCCCATAATTAACCAGGTCGTTAGAGAGAGTCCGTAAAAATTTTCGTTAAAATTTATCATTATATAATTTTAGATTTTAAATTTAAAAATATTTAGAATTTAAAATTAATTTCTAAATGATATTATATAAAATGTCCGAAGCTAAAAAATGTATTATGGCCGCCAAAGCAAAAGAATGTATTGACTTATTGGAAAAATGTGCAAAGGGAGATAAAGAATGTATTGAAGCATTCAAAAAATTAAGAGGAGAGTATGCTCAAGGAATGAAATTCGAAGAGACTAAAGAAGAAGTTAATAAAATATTAAGTTTAAATGAAGTTAGTCGTTTCATTGCTCCTGGTAAAACATCTGATAAAATTATAGGAGAATGGCATGAATCTTTATTAAAAACTAATAGCAGAGAAGCACAATTAATTGTGAATAATGACGATTTAACTGCAATCTTTGTGAGTTTAGTTGAATATGTAATTAGACCTGAATCTGATAAATTTACAGGAGACCCCGCCACAATGAAAACTTCATCTGCTTGGTTTCCTTCCAGACCCACTGGCGCAGAAAGAATATATAGCGACTTACCTTTTGACATCAGACCTACTAAACGTACTATGATTGGAGGTGGTAATCAAAGAAAAAGCAGAAGTTATGTTAATAAAATGAGATACCTTGATTCTTTGAACTCTTATTACAGTATGGTTGGTGGTGCTGTTGAACCTTCTAATTTTTCCGATGAATTAAAAATAATGTACAATCAAATTACTAACAATCTTCAAGCCCACGGAAAACAAGTTGAAATATCCGACAATCGCATTATTGAAACTATGTTAAACAAATTTGGTGATTTAGAAAATAAATTAGGACAAATTCAAGAAAATGTAAATAAACTTTCATCTGTACACGGTTCTAATGTATCAGGTGTTCTTCAAGTAGAAAAAGACAAATTAAAAACTGAAAGTAAATATCTTTCCAATCAAGGAAAAAGCATTACTTCAATCATTAGATCTTTATTAGAAAGCACTGATAACATTGCAGACAATAATCCCAGAGCTATAACTAATGCACGCTTACAATTTCCTCAACACACTGTAAATTAGCAAATTACATTAAGTAAAATACTTTAAAGTAATTTTCTAAACAAATATTAATATGGGCTTAGGACTATTATTATTAGTTTCCGTTGGTAAAGAAAATATTTATTTATCATCAGAACCTGAAATAACATTCTTTAAAATATCACATAAAAGATATACAAATTTTTCAATTGATACAATTGCACAATATTTTAAATCAACTCCAGATTTTGGTAGAAGAGTTACAGTTAATTTATCTAAAAATGCTGACTTGTTAGAAAAATTATATTTATATGTAGAACTTCCAGATATTATAAAAGATAATCCTTCAGTATTGCCAACTGGAGTTAAAAAATTTGCTTGGGTTAAAAAAGTTGGATTAGCATTAATTGGTTATGTTGATTTAGAAATTGGGGGTGTATTAATTGAAAGACATTATGGAGATTATCTTAATATTTGGGGAGAATTAGTTGTAAATTTGGGTAAAAAAAAAGGATATAATAAAATGATTGGTAATATTGATTTATTAACAAATTATACCAATGGAAAAACATCTTATAGTTTATATATTCCTCTAAACTTTTGGTTTTGTCAAGAAATTGGAATTGCATTACCTATTGTTGCAATGATTCATAATGATATTAAAATTCATGTTCAATTTAATGATTTTAATAAATGTTTTCTTCAATCTCCTACTAATTATATAAGTACCTATGAGCCATTTACATTATTCAATGAAGGTGAAATAATTAGACAAAACGTAGGAGGCACTACTGCCATAGGAACTTTTGTTCATTTTGATTCAGTTAATAATAATATGTATTACAACAAAATACAAGGAGACTTTTTAGTTCCAACAACAAGTGGAGATAAAAACTATTCAATTATTGGAGATGACTCTGGTTTTCACCAAAATTTAAATAATAATTCAATGGTTATAGTAGATGAAGATTACTTTAGAGTCAATACTCCTTCTTTACAAACAGCGTATTTAATAGTAAATTATATTTATTTGGATAATAATGAAAGGTTTCTTTTTATTAATAACGAACACGAATATTTAGTACCAGTTGTTCAAAATATTCAACAACAAACATTTTCTTCTACTAATATTTCATTTAAAATACCCTTTGTAAATCCAATTAAAATGATTTTTTGGAGAGCTCAATTAGTATCTAATTATAATGCAAATGATTTATTTAATTATTCATTAACACCTATTTCCACAACTACTACTCGAATTATAGAAAAGGAATTAATTGTATTAAATTCAATCAATAGAATTGAATTAAATAAACCAGAATATTATACAAATATTCAAATCTATCAAAATCATTTTACATCTGCACAAGAAGGAATTCATATGTTTGCCTTTTGTATTAATCCTTTAGAATATCAACCTTCAGGTACAATGAATTTTAGTAAAATTGATGATGCATATTTATCAATAAATTTTAACAAATTGATAAATTATCAGAATCCTATTAATATAACCAGTTATGGTATTCAATTAAATGTATTTAGAATATTGAATGGGTTAGGAGGTCTCGGTTATTATCTTTAATTTATTTTATTTAAGTTAACTAAAGAAAGTACTAATTCCAAGCCAAGGCACCCATTCCACTCATAATTCTAAATATATTATATTCTCTTACAGTTGTTTTCAAGATAAATGGATCATTTACTACTTGAGAATTATTTACTGTTTTTATTACTATGTCATCTAATGTTGAAAAATTTATATGCCCAGAAGGTTGTTTTTCAATTGGATGTATTGCAAAAGAATATGCATAATAACCCATATCAACTGAATTTAAATACCTTTGATAAGGAACAGCTAAATTAAAATAAGTACTATCTAAAGCTACAAATAAATCTATTCCAGCTGTTTGAATATTCATAGTTTGTATTGGACTAATTAAAGTTGTATTATTTTTATTTTTATAATTAAACGAAAAATATTTTATTAAATTCATACTCTTATCTGATAAAGTGGTTATATTTTTTTGAAATTTACTATCTAAATACAAACACATTTCTATATTTTGTTTTGATAATACAGAAGATGACATAAAATATAAATATCTTTCAGATTTAACATTTATTTCATATTCTGCTTGTTTTAAATAACTAAAATCTATAACATATTCTACTTTAACTATACCCCCATAAACACCAGTTTTTTTAAAAACCTCGTAAGCTGTTTTTCTTATATTATAATCTCCAGAATAAGTATCATTAGTTACAGTAGTAGATGTATATGTATTTAGACCAGTGCTTAAAACTTGTGTTGTAAAAAATAAATCTTTAACTAAATTAGTAAATTTCATCCTTGATGAAGTATTTATGCTATCAATTAAGCTATTTGGATATGTTTTAAATATTTCAATTATATATTCGTGATTATTACTTCCAAATAATTCTCTTTCTGGTATATCTAATATTATTCCATCAATATTTAAATTAATATTAATTTCTGGTGTATTAATAATTTTATATTTAATTGTATCAGTTGACTTATTTGGACCATTTGATATTAAATTTACAAGATGATTTATTTCAAATTTTAAAAATACATCAGAATGTTGTAAACATAACATTGGTACATATAAAGGTGATTGACCATCAAACCAAAATTCTAATGGTATAACAATTCTATTTCCATAAGGTTTTACAATCTTATCAAATTGTTTTTTACGCTGAGGATCTTTCAAAAATTGATACTGAATATTCATTATATCCGGATTTAATTGTTCTATTCTTTGGTCATTAATGTAAAATTCAATATAGTTAAACAATAAAGTATATAAATTATCATTAAAAACAGCTCTTTCAGTAGTAGTAGTTACATTAGTGGTAGTTACAGTTTTATTTTCTAAATCAGGAGATGGACTCATTACTTGATTATTAAATCTTTTTTCTAATGATAATTTAGCAAATTTGCTAACCAAATAAAATTTATTTAATTCAAGATTAGAAGTAATAAATTGGTCTAAAAAGTATAAGGTTTTCTCTCTAAAAAATAATTGATATGTTCCTAAACTTATCTTCTTATACAATGTAAATGGCATATATGCATATTGTACTAGTGTTACGGTAATGTCTGACAAAAGTAAATCTAATTCTTTAACATATACAGAATTTACATTATTTAACAATACTGGTGATATTACATACAATGGCGATTCTAATAATACTTTTCCTTGAGTAATTGTAGATGAATTAAAATATATTGTAGAATCAGTTGTAATATTTGTTGGAAGTCCAGTATCAATTAAATATATATAATCTCCTATTTCATCCCCAGTTTGAGTCAATGTTTGAATATACCCATCAAATTCAATATCGATAGAATCAAATAATTCTACTTCTACTAATTGATTAATAGCTGGTTGAGTTATTTGTTTTTCAATAATTACTTGTTTGAAATTAAATGGAGCATCTAAATAAATATAAGTAAAAATTTCAAGATATCCTTGATTTAAATATCTATCAGGTATATTAACATATATAATTTGAGTAGTAACTAAAATGTTATTTATATAATACGAGTAATTTTCATCGTAACTAAAATTTTTAGCAGGAACAAATCTTAATAAATTATTCACATGTGTAAATTCTGTTACTAACCAAGAATTAATAACACCACCAAAAGAATGTTCATGTAAATTTAAATCAGAAACATATACCTCACATATTAATTGTGTCATTGTAGATTTTTTAATAACATCTAAAGATTTATAATAAACAGCTGTTTCTAAATTATTTAAAAAATTAGTAATGTACTCATCAGCATTAAATTTATTATAAGATAAATCAAAAACAAGAAAACAACTAGTTTTATCATTTACACTAGGAAGTCCTGAAAATTGATACAAAAATTGATTCATTTTTTTAAATATTTTAATTGGTTCAGGTGGATATTCTCCAACTTTAGAATAATGTGTAATATTATTTATAATATAATTACTAGAAACATCACTTGAGTTTAATAATATATCTATTTGATTCTCACCAATAAAATTTAAATTTTTACAATAAATTGTATCATTTATTTTAAAGTTTTTAACAACATTTACTAAATCAAAATAATATGAATAATTTATTAAATCTGAAGCTAATACCAAATGAAACATTAATTGATTTAGATTTGAATATGCAGTTGGTTTTATTGTTAATATTATTTTAGTATTTACAAAATTATTAATAGCTCCTTGTACTTGAATATTTTTATTAAAAATATCAACTATTCTATAATTTTGATTATTAGATTGAAAATAAACAGTATAATCTGTTGATGTTGCATTTAAAATTTGATTTAAGTTTAATAGTGTAATATATGTAGTATCTCCAGCAACATTAAAATTTTCAATACCAACAATAAGTTCTGTTTGAATGAATGAATTTAATTGGTCAATATAATTAGGAAATACTAAATAATTATTATATGTTATCAAATTCATATTTCTATATTTAATAGCAGTAAATTTAGTAAAATCAAGATTACCTAAATCATCACTCAATAAAGTTAATTGATACACATATCCAATAAAAGTATTACTTGAAATATCATAAATTTTAAATGAACTAATACTAAAGTTTTGTTCACTGTTTAAATCTTCTTTTGTAAAAAATTCAATTAAATTATTATATACAATTGGATAATCAATACTTAAATTATTAAATAAATATTCACCTTCTAGAAAATCAAGTCTATAAATACTTTGATCCACATAAGTTTCATCAGTTAACATAATTCTATATGGATATAAACCAAATGAGATATCAATATTATAATTTAATATAAATGGAACATCTATATTATTCATTTGAGTAGTTGGCAAATATGGATAATTTCCTAAAAACGTACAATTATTAAAACTAGCGTCGTAAGTAATATTATTTTTTAATATATCTAATCCTAATAATGAATCATTACTAGGTGATAAACTTTGTTGTAATTTAATTAATTGTTGTTGATAATCTGGTATTGTTTTAAATAAGTCTTCTTTTAATATATATAAAAGTAAATCAGCATAGTTGACAGATTTACCTGAAAATCCAAATACAGTTGATTCAAAATTTATATAATCATTAGATAAACTAACTATATATTTTAATACCTCATTTATTTTAACACCGTATAAAAAATCATCGTAAGTATTATTTACTAAATTATAAATTTGTGTATTAATATTTTTTACATTTCTTGAAAGATTATATGTAGCACCATCAAATGTCAATACAAATTGATTATTTAGATACAAGTTACTATTTACTGATAATTCAGTTCCATCAAATTTAAAATTTAAACCTAAATCAGAAATAAAATTATTTATATATGTAACTGGACTTCTCCAAAATGCTTCTACTTTTATAAAATATTGTAAATTAGTATAAAAATTTGTTTGAAATATTTGTAAAGCATTAAAGTCTGTATAATTATTATTGAATTTAGATAAAAATCCAGAAATATCACTTACTTCTAAATTAGTATAATAACTATTGTTTGTATTTCTACTGATATTTCCACTTAAATCCATAATAAAGTCACCCTTTGACATTATACTTTTATCTATATCTGGATTTGCAACCAATGACCACGCAGCCCATGTTTTCAAAGAATTAAATAAAGCACCTACCTTAAAATAAGTTTTATTAAAAATATTTCTTAATGAACCATCACTATCTAAATAAATTTCAGTTTCGTCGAAAATATTAGTAGGGACATCATTTATGAAAATACTATCTAATTTGCTTGTTTGGTCTGTTGTTTGAATAACACGTTCATTTTTAATATTATCATAATAATTAGTATATACTTTTAAATTCAAAAATCCTGTTGTATATGAATATACACTACTATTAAAAATACTAAAATTATTACTTAATGAATAATAATAATAATCAACTTGTGTTATTAAACTTAAAGTAGTCGGTAACTTTATATGTTCTACACCAAAAGCTTTTGCATAATCATCATTTACAACAATAGTCTCGGTATAATCTTGTTTTGTTGAAGTTACAATATAATTATTTTCTTGAGAATATAGATAATTATAATTTTCAATAATTTGTTCGGTAAGCAGATAATAAATATTATTATTATTAATAATAGTACAAGGTATTGTCTTATCGATAAAGAAATCAACAAATCCAATTAAATTAATAATATTAGATGGGTCTATACTAACTCTAAAACCACTACTTATATTTTCAACTAATCCAGTAATAATTAAATCATACTTTCTCCAAATAATTAATTCATTAAATGGTAGCGATTTTAAATCCTGTTGAATAATTAATTTACTATTCAAATAAGAGAATGTATTATCTAAATTCAAAAGAATTGGATGAATTTTATCTAAATAAAACATTGAATTATAATCTTCTACAATAGTAAATATATAAAGTTTATTTGGTATTTTTAATTGACACAAGTGACTAATATATTGATTATATTTATTCTTTTCTAGTAAGATGTGATAAGAGTTATGTAAATTAATCATATTTGCACTTGGGTCTAGATTAAAAACATTATCTTTAAAAATTATATTAGAGGTAGAAAGAACAAGATTTTGAGAAATATCATAATTAACTATTATATTGTTAGATATGTCGTAGTAATTATAAAATCCTAAATTTGTTGTTGGTTTTAAATAAGATGATTTTTCTAATGCATAATTCGAATATAAAACTTTGTCACTAACAACACCAAAATAAATATTAACATTTTTTTGATATTGAAATATACTCCTATCTATTGTTATTCTATTGTATTTATCGATTGATTTAATGTAACAAATAAATGAATTAACTTGAATTGGTTGATTATAATAAAAGTTATAACTTGAAATATCATCACTAAATGTTAAAATAACATTATTAATATTAGCTTTCAAAGCTCTTGATACTTTATTTTGAAAGTAATAATATTTTTGTGGTAATTCAATTGTTCTAGTATATATAGTAGAATTTGCTAAACTAGGATTGTTAATATTATTAGTAAAATTTCCATTAACTTCGTAGAAAAATAAATCAACACTGTTATAAATTACATTTCCACTAGTGTCAAAACTTAAATTTTGTGCTTTACAAGGTTGATAAGGTAAATAGAATGTATAAAATCCTTCTGTAAAATTAGTAGTATTATATAGAAAAAATATTGCATTATCTTTAACATAATTAACTCTATAAATATTATTATTATAAATAAGGTAATCATTAATATTTATTAAATAGTTATAGATGTTATAAAAATTATTTTCCTTATAATATAAAAATATAGTATCACCACTATCAATTGAAAAATTTCTACCAGAATTTTGTAAGATTAAATTATTTTGAAAATTAATAGATAATTTATAAACTGGAGTATTATTTAATTGAAAACTTACCAATTGTGTTTTTTGTATTTTCGGTGTTTGATTTAATCTAAATAATAAATAAAATCCTGAATAATAACTATTGACTTTGGTTACATTAATAATATTTAAATCATACGACATTGTAAAGCTATTCAATCCAATTACCTCAAATATATTATCACCAAATGATATTATGTCACCTGCTCTAAATATATTCTTTTCATAATTACTAATATAATATTTTTCATTTTTACTATACACATTAAAGGAATTATATATTGAAATTAAAGTTCTATTACTACCAATAATACTATATGTTCCCGCTGCCAATCCAGAATTAAGATATGCAATATTATTAGATAAGTCAACATTAGTAACATATCTTATAAATTTACTAGTATTTGTAGTTAATATCAAATATTTTAAATTATTAATGACATTAATATTAACATAATTTTGGTTTAATATAGTTATTGTTCCAAATTGAACCATTTCTGGAATATAATCGTAAGAAGGGTCATAATTATAATCTAATTTGATTAATTTGTTTTGATATAATATATTACTACTATAATATATTTGCTGATTAGCTTCATTATCTGATATATTTTCAAAAACTAAATTATTTGATACATCTTTAATAAATATATTATTAATTCCAAGTACATTATAATCAATGTTCATAGTAAATAATTCAGGATTTATTAAATTATTATTTTTGGAAACATTAATTAGATTCGTTGCTGGAGCTATTCCATTAAAATTTATTAAATTTAATATATTATAATTAATAATTGAATCATCTAATCTTAAAGTCCAAATTGAACTATAAAACACATTTGTGCCATTAACAGTAATAATTAATTTATATTGTTGTAAACCATAACTATCAATTAATGAAAAACTTAAATCATTACTTATTTGAAGTCTTGTATCATTACAAGAAATATCATATGTAAATGTAAAATTACTATTAGGTATATTAAAATAACCAAATATAAAATTATTTTGAACATCTGATTGTTTATAAACAAAAAAATCATAATAATTATTACCAGTGTAAATTACATTAGTTTGCATAAGTACATTTGATATATCTCGATAAAAACTAAATGGTTTAATAAAACTATTATTATTGTCATCAGAAAATGGTAAAAGTATATCCAATTGATTTGGTAAAATATTTTTATATTCATTACTGTCGTAATAAAAATTTGAACGAACCTTTGCATAATTTTCAAAAGTTATATTTGGTGTTAAATCTAAATTTGGTAATATTGCAGTAGAAGAAGTATTATCTATTATTGATATATATTGTTGTTCTCTAGATAAAAAATTAGAATCATCAACTAAATAAAGATTATTTGTATCCTTGGGATTTATAATAAAAGAATTTAGTTGATAATGATCACTTATTTGCTCTAAATAATGTACATCTCCATCTAAATAATAATAAGAATAATTAGGTAAATTAGTAGAATCACTAATATTCATAATTCCATTGGATGATATATCTGCGGTTACGTTAGTATTTATTAATTTTAAATATTCATTAGGATACATCCACAAATTATAATTACCTAAAATATTTAATAAATCAAATTTATCTCCAGTAATGATATTATTGTTAAATTTATAATAATATTTTTTATTAAAGTTACTAATAAAAAAATTTTGATTATCATTAACTATATTTACATTTTGATTACCTAATGAAAATGGTGGTATTAAATATTTATTCGTTATATCATAAATTGTTGCATTATTAGAAACTATAGAATAATAAGTTTTACTACTGGTATTAATATAATCTAAATAATTTAAACCATTGTTAGAATTTAAATATACTTTCTCACCGGTGATTACAGGACCATTAATATTTGTTTTAAAATTTTTGTAAATAGTATAATTACTGACTATAATAAAATTTGTAGGAATAAATGAATTAATACCTCCTGTTGAATTACCGCAAATTAAACATTTATTTTGAATTTCTAATGGAAATTCTCCAATTAAAATATAATAATCTTCATAAGCTTCAATACTATAAAAATTAAAATTAATTATAACTGTATTACCTGTTATAGTAGCATTATTTAATATTGATATTTTAATTTGATAAATATAAACTGTTGAAGTACTATTTAATATAATTGGAGGCCCTGGTGTAAATTCATATCCATTATAATATAATTTTGTATTATCAGTAATACTTTCAATAAGTCTAATAACCGAATTATCATCTAATAATAAATATGTATCATTATAATAATTTTTAAAAGCATAATTACCTAAAAAAGGAAGATTACCATGTGCAAAATAAACAGGTCCTAAATAATTAAAAATATTAGGATTAAAATCATTAATATTATTTTCTAATATTTCAGTTACAAGTGAGGTTTTTTCTGTTATTGATACTAAAGTTGAACCAGTTGCTACATTATTACTTGATAAATCAATAAGTCCATCTCTGAAATATATTTCGGCATTTGACAAATCACCACTTATATCATATAACGTTTTTATTTTGTAACTTGAAATGTTATAAAAATTACTTTCAATAACATTTTCTAATACATATTGAGGTTGATAGGATTCCGCATATTGACTAGGGTCTAATACATTAATTAAATTATTATTATTATTAATATATGCAATGTTATTTACTAAAGTTGTAGAGACATCATTTAAATAATCAATTAAATTATTATTAATTTTTGTATAGCTTTGATATTTTTGTTTTAATTGAGTTAAAATTATACCTTTATTAGAAATTAATAATTTACCTATACCTATTCCATCGTTAATAAAATTACTGGATAAATCATAATAATCTGGTGTTATTAAAGAATTAGTATTATAATTAAATGAATTGTATTGTAATAAATTAAGAGTATTAATTGGTATAGTATTATTT